CCCCAATGGCACATTTTTACCTAGTAAAAAGACTGACCCTACTTGTCCCATAAAAGTTGCTTTGTTTAAAACAAAGCAACACGCAAAAATATTTTTAAAGGACAACCCCGTCTTTACTAAAGTTGAGCCAAAAAAAGTCGTCGTAAAAGTAATCAACGCTTCTTAACCGGAGGATAAATTGGATAAAACCGATATGGTCAACAACCCGCCACACTATACGCAGGGCGGTATTGAGACGATTGATTTTATGAAAGCCAAACTTACGCCCGAAGCTTTTGTCGGGTTTCTTCAAGGCAACTGCATAAAGTATCTTAGCCGCGCCGCGCATAAAGGTTCGCCTATAGAAGACTTTAAGAAAGCCCAGTGGTACTTGAACAAACTTGTGCAGACCTTAGAAGAATGAATCTAATTACGCTTGACTTTGAGACTTACTACAGTGCGTCATTCTCATTGAGTAAACTAACAACAGAAGAGTACGTTCGTTCATCGGAGTTTGAAATGATCGGAGTAGGCGTCAAGCTTAACGACGCTCCGGCATATTGGGTTTCAGGTCCACGTGAAACGATAATTAAGGAACTGCGCAAACTCCCATGGTCTACGTCCATGCTCTTGTGTCACAACACTCAATTTGATGGCTCAATACTCGCGTGGATTTGTCGGGTATTTCCTAGCGTCTATCTCGACACATTGTGTATGGCACGGGCGCTTCATGGTGTGGATGCTGGCGGCTCACTAAAAGTGTTAGCAGAGCGTTACAAAATTGGTGTCAAGGGAGAAGAAGTGATTCACGCCAAGGGGAAACGTTTGGCAGACTTCCAACCCGAAGAACTAAGCCGCTACGCAGACTACTGCATCAATGATGTGGAGTTAACCTACAAACTTTTCTCCAAGATGAGGCAGGACTTTCCTCAACAAGAAGTAAAACTAATTGACTTAACACTGAGGATGTTCTTTCAGCCACTGCTTTATATTGACTCTCAGCTTTTAGACAATCGGTTAGCAGAACTAAAACAAGAGAAACATGACTTGCTGTCCGGGCTAAAGGGAAGACTAAATTGTAATGACGAAGAAGAGGTACGGCAAAAACTGGCATCTAATATAAAGTTTGCTGGACTTCTGACAGAACTTGGTGTCAAACCGCCTACAAAAATTTCATCACGTACAGGAAAGGAGACCTATGCGTTGGCAAAAAACGATGAGGGCTTTATCGCCCTCCAAGAACATTCAGACCCATTCATCCAAAGCCTATGTAGCGTCAGGCTCGGAACTAAATCTACTATTGAAGAGTCTAGAATCCAGCGATTTATCAACGTTGCGTCCCGGAATGGTAATCGGGTTCCCATACCACTTAAATATTATGGAGCGCATACTGGGCGTTGGGCAGGATCAGATAAGATCAACTTTCAAAACTTGCCAAGCCGAGACAAGAAAAAGAAAACCCTCAAGAACGCTGTCGTGGCCCCGGACGGCTATGTTGTTATCAACTCCGACTCGTCTCAGATCGAAGCACGCATCCTTGCTTGGTTGGCAGGACAAAATGATGTGGTTGAAATGTTTGCACAAGGGCGAGACGTTTATTCAGAATTCGCATCAAAGGTATACGGAAAAACAATTACAAAAGAAAACCCGATTGAGCGATTCGTTGGAAAGACTTGCATTTTGGGATTGGGTTATGGCACAGGAGCGGCAAAACTCCAACACACCCTGAAGACACAACCCCCCGGAGCGGTCGTTGATCTTGACGAAGCCAAACGGATTGTGGGCATCTACAGGGATGAAAACCACAAGATCACAGACCTTTGGTCTGAGTGTGACCGCATGTTGCAAGATCTAATAGATGGTCCCTTGTATGGCGAAAGAGATAAAGAAAAGAAGACCTACCACATCGGTGCGCATGAGTGCGTAGAAGTAAACCACTTCCAAGGTGGCTTACAACTTCCGTCTGGCCTCTACATTCGCTATCCTGAATTACATATTGACACATCAGAAATTAAAACAAAGATGGTTTACAAGTCTCGTAAAGGATTGGTTAATATTTGGGGTGGCGGGGTCGTAGAGAATGTGGTTCAAGGTTTGGCTCGTTGCGTCGTAGCGGAGCAGATGCTTATGATCGCTAAGCGCTATCGTCCGGCCTTGACAGTCCATGACTCCGTGGTGTGCGTTGTGCCTGAAGATGAGGCTGACCAAGCCATGGAATTTATTGTGCAGTGCATGAATACCAAGCCGAGGTGGGCAAAGGGTTTGCCTATCACCTGCGAGGTATCGTTTGGAAAATCCTATGGAGAGTGTTAATGAAAATTGATAAGCACCACGACCACGCCGAAAACATGATTAACGTTCGCAGACTAGCGGTTCTTGTGGAACAACTTTATAATAGTAGGGATTATGAGGCTTGCCTTGAAGCCGCTACCGAGTTATGTATAGAGGCACGAACTATGAAAAACAGGCTCCACCACACCATACTGAATAAAAAATGAGTCACGTAAACTGGTCATTTTCGTCCCTTAAAGACTACGTAGGTTGCCCTAAACGCTACTATGAAGTCAAAGTCGCCAAGAATTTTGAGACGAAAGTTACCCACGCGTTAACTTATGGGAAAGAAGTCCACACTGCCTTAGAAAAGTACGTCAGAGACGGGGTAGAACTACCTGAAAACTACAAGCGGTTCAAGACGATAGTTGACGAACTCCAAAATATTTCCGGCAATAAGTTAGTTGAGCACGAAATGGCGCTCCTACGTGACAAGACGCCGTGTTCGTTTAATGATAAGGATCGCTGGGTCCGAGGTATCGCAGACCTTTTGATTGTAGATGACAGTATTGCTTATGTTGTTGATTACAAGACTGGAAAAGCAAACTATCCTGACTTAGATCAACTAAAGCTAATGGCATTAATGGTGTTCGCCCATTTTCCTCAAGTGCAAGAAGTCAAAGGAGCTTTAATTTTTATACTTAAGAACCAGCTTGTGTCAGAAGAGTACAAGCGAAGTCAAATGGACTCACTGTGGGCAATCTTTGAGTCAAAAGTTATTCGGTTAGAGCAGTCGTTTGAGAACAATCAGTGGGCGCCCAACCCAACTCCGTTGTGTGGCTACTGCCCTGTAACTACTTGTGAATTCAATAGGTGCTGACATGCCGTATGTAAACAAACCTAGACCCTACAAAAAAGAATATGAGCAACAAAAGGCTCGTGGAGAACATTCAGACCGGATGGAACGCCAACGTGCGCGACGTGCGGTTGACAAGAAAGGCAAAGACCTAAACAGCAACGGCAAGGCCGACATGCGTGAGGGCAAAGACATCGCCCACAAACGTGCCTTATCTAATGGTGGCAGTAATAAGGATGGCTATACCATAGCGTCGCCGTCTGCGAACAGATCGTTTCTTAGGGATTCCTCTAAGAAGTTGGTCTCTGAAAAAAGCAAAAAAGAACGAAAAAAGACTTGACATATTATTCAATCTCTGTATAATTAGGGGTGTGCAAGGCTTTTTTGACTTTCAGCCTTCCCCGGTCGTAAGGTGTGAGTGGACCGCACAAAATAACCGCATCAGCCAAGCGGCGCTTAAAACTTAGTGAATGGTAAGCCTCCGGCGCGTCAGGCTTGGCATCTTGGAACGCTCGTTAGAGTGCGTTATCTCTAACACCCTACTCAGTTAAAGGATAGTTGATGGATAAATTGGTAGATTTTTTAGACCGTAGTTACAAGTGGCCCGGCATGTACAAGCCGTTTGACCACCAAAAAACAACTTCAGCCTTCTTAGCCAGTAACCGCCGCGCTTTTTGTTTTAACGAAGCAGGTACAGGTAAAACTTCTTCTGTTATTTGGGCCGCAGACTATTTGATGAGTGTTGGACTCATCAAGAAAGTTTTGATTGTTTGCCCGCTATCAATTATGTATTCCGCATGGCAAGCAGACTTGTTCAAAAGCGCCATGCATCGTAAGGTAGCTGTCGCTTACGGCACACCAGCTAAGCGTAAGAAAGTTATAGAAGGAGATTATGAATTTGTAATCGTCAACTATGACGGCATCGGCATAGTAAAAGACGAAATTGAAGCCGCACAGTTTGATCTAATTGTTATTGACGAAGCCAACGCCTACAAGACTTCAACCACACACAGATGGCGCGTTATGAAGTCTTTGCTAAAACAGCACATGGGCTTGTGGATGCTGACTGGAACCCCTGCTTCACAATCTCCGCTAGACGCATATGGCCTAGCAAAACTGCTCGGGGCCGCAGATACTCCTAAGTTTTTTTCTTCTTGGCGTGACAAAGTCATGTACAAGATATCGCAGTTTAAGTACATACCAAAAAACGACGCACAGATACACGTACATGATCTGTTACAGCCAGCGATTAGGTTTACTAAAAAAGAATGTTTAGATCTTCCTGACGTTATGTATCAGTATCGAGATGCTCCACTGACTCCGCAACAGAGAAAATATTATCTTACACTCAAGAATGAAATGATGATTAAGACAGTGGATGAGAACGTCACCGCCGTGAACGCCGCTGGCATGCTGAACAAATTACTACAACTGTCAGGTGGTGCCGTTTATACAGATTCAGGTGAAATTTTAGAGTTTGACATATCGCATCGCCTAAACATTCTTAAAGAAGTGATGGATGAAGCAAGCAACAAAGTCATCGTATTTGTCCCCTATCGGCATACGATAAGAATCGTCCATGAGTACCTTAACAAGAACGGCTACACCAACGAAATTATTAACGGAGATGTTAGCGCTAGCGCACGTAACGAGATCTTTACGCGCTTTCAGACTAGTGCTTCCCCTAGGGTGCTAATTATTCAACCACAAGCGGCGTCACATGGTGTAACTTTGACAGCCGCTGACACGATTGTTTTTTGGTCCCCTGTGATGTCCGTAGAGACGTACATTCAGTGCGTGGCACGGATTGACAGGGTTGGTCAGAAAAACAAAATGACCGTGATTCATTTGGAAGGGTCAGAAGTTGAACGTCGTATGTACAAGATGTTAGAAGACAAGATTGACATACACGAGAAAGTAGTTGATTTATATCGAAACATTTTACAGGAGGCGTTAGATGAATATTAATGAGTTGACCCGCGACTATATGAGGTTGCGTCAAGAACGTGAGCGGCTATCAGCCGACTTCAAGAGTAAAGATGATGTTTTGAAAGAGACACAAGAAGCTGTAAGTGCGAAGATACTAGAAATATGCAACGACCAAAACGTCAACAGCATCAGAACCGAACACGGGACAATCATCCGGTCAATCAAGTCTCAGGTGCATGTGCTTGATTGGGAATCTTTTTACGAATACATACTGAAGCACAAAGCGCTTCAGCTACTACACCAACGAGTGCATACCACAAACTTTAATCAATTTATATCTGAGAGGCTAGATGAAGGACTGCCTCCGGGTGTAAACGTAGTACGAGAGTACGATGTATCCGTCCGTAAACCCAGTAGTAATTAACTTAGTAAAGGAACAGTCAAATGAGTAACGATCTAGTAGCAATTTTGCAGAACAACCCCGCAATTGTTAACACGGGGCTTGATGAAGACACCGCCGCCGTTGCAGGTGGTATGGCAGGGGGTAGCAAGCGCATTTCTATTAAGGGTGGCGTTTTCCGAATGATGGTCAACGGCAAAGAACAAGCCGTTAACGAAGATCGTTC